CTGTCTGAACCGTAGGGTTGTCACAGTTTGTGACAATGATGACGCTGGCCGTAGACTGGCCAAATTTGGAAACTGTTGCGTTTTTACAACAGACAAGGACCTCGGGGATAGTGATCCGGAATTCGTTTCGGCCTTGCTAGAAACCTACGGTTGACAATAATTGGATTCGGGCATATAATACACTTATGAATTCGAAAATAACCCGTAAGCGTAGAACAGATCGTAATCAAGTGATATACTACATTCAAGATGTAGTTACACAGGAAACTTACATTGGTCTGACTGCTATGTGTTTTGCGGGTAATGTGCGTAAGACATTGACCCGTCGTATGCAAAAGCATATGCAACGGGCCCTGACTGAGAACAAGAATTGGGGCCTGTCTCGTGCATTGCGTGAACATGGTGCCGAGCGTTTTGTATTCGGTGTGATTGAGATTGTGCGTGGCAAGCGTCCTGCACATGAGCGTGAGACAGAGTTGATTAATACATTGCAACCAGCATTGAACACTTTTGGAGTTAAGTAATGACTATCAATGACGCATACAAATATGCTATGCTTATTCGTAAGCAGGCAAAATTGTATCATAATATTCGTTTTGCCGAAGTAGAGGCAAAGATGAAGGCAGAAGGACATCCTGAGGCTGACATTAAGTTAGTTAAGGATTGGATCAATCACTTTGCTAGCGGCAAAGCAAAACCAAAATGGGTACAAGAATGAACGAACGAATTCAAAAACTTATTGAGCAGGCTACATCTATTCAAGGCCCTACCCCTTACAATCCACTTACCTTTGAAGTGTTTGACAAAGAAAAGTTCGCCGAGTTGATTGTTCAGGAATGTATACATGCATTGTGGACAGAAGAATGCCGAACCAATGCGATGACACAAGCTGAATACGAGCGTGGCGGTAATCGGATTCATAAACATTTTTGGGGTTGAAGAATGAAAAATATTGACTGGGGTCTGGTGATGATGGTTGTTGGTATGACTCTAATTGCATATGCGTGGTGGTTTCTATGAACGATTTTATGTATGAACAAAAACGGGAATCTATCACCGAAGATTGGGGTGATGAAATATCGTTGGCTATACTTTCAGAAAAATTAAATGTTCCCCGAGTGTCCTATAGGATTTATTATTCTAAAGATAATCTAACTCGCAGAATTTTTATCTATCGCGGCTGGCCCAACGGTACACCAGATGAAGTTGAAGTGTTGCTAGGTTTAGGTTTTGTATACGCACAACCAGGCGATACAGAAAACATCCCTGACCAACTTGTAGAGGAAGTAGAAGAGGAAGTCAAAGAATGATTGACTACAAATTCATTGGTTGGAAAAATACTGATGGCTCTGACAAAGTGTGGGGTGCTATCTACATGGAAGATAGAACTAAGATCCGTCCTAAAGTATTGATCTTCTGGGGCCGTCGTGGTCATAAACTACAAACCAAGATGGATCGTGAAGGTTGGGACTTAGATAAATTGGTTCGTGAAAAACAAAGTAAAGGTTATCAAACAATCTATGATTATGAATTGAAAACAGTCTACCCGGAATTTGAAAGTGATTTAGAAAAGACCACAATGTGGGCACTATTAAAACTATGAAAACTAAAGAAGAAATTATCACCAGCATGTGCTATACATATAGACATGATTATGGGTTACGTAAAGAACAAGGTGAACCATCTTGGACAAGTGGCATGACGGCGCAGGATGCCAAAATGCTTTACAAAACGATGGAACAGATATATAATAACAATATTGAACCTATCATTGAACACTACAAAGGAATAGAAAATGCAACTAAGTAAAGTTAACGAAACTTTCCAACATAAAATCACCAGTGGCGGTGATTATGGTTGGGACTGCTATGGTGCTAACACTTGGACTATCGATTACGCTAGCAAATACGCATTTGGGTATGTAGTCTTTGATACAGTAACCCAAAGAGTGTATGAAGTGAATGTTAGCCCAGCTTTTGGTGCTTGGGGCACAAAAGAACATGAACCAAAGCCCTATCGTTATATCGACCCTGACTATCAACTATCACATGCTACTGAGGCAGAGGATCGTAATGTAGCTTTCAATCAAGCATGGGATGATACTAACTGGGTTGATTTGGAAACAGAAGAAGATTTCATTGAGAAGGCAACTAAAATGTTCAATGGCGAAAGTTTTGATACCCGTGTTTCAGTTCCACTTGATTTAGATAATGAAACTATTTTGATATTGACAATGGAAGCACATAAGCGTGATATCACATTGAATCAAATGGTCGAAGAACTATTGCGTGAAATGATTGTCAACAAAACCGTAGCCTAACACGTTATATACATATAGGAGATATATTATGAAAAAACTTTCAGTAGCAATCGTATCATTGGCATTATGTGTAAATTCATTCGCAGATGGTAATCGCCATCATGGGAACAGAGATAACGAATGGGTAGCACCATTGATTATCGGCGGGGTAATTGGGGCAGTTGTTGCGAACAATATGAGACAAGGTGATTCTTATCCTCGACAAGAATATTATGTAGCTGAAAACCCAAGAGATTGTCGCACTAACCCCCGACCTTGCACTGTGTACTATACACAAGCACCGGTTATATTGCCTCCCTCTTATCCTAATTCTTTTCCGGTAGGAAATCCTCCTCCGGGATATCACTTTGAACAAGATTATTTCCCCAATTGCAATTGTTTTAGGTGGATAGTGGCCCGAGATTAATATGACTGTACAACAAAGGCTTTTTGTGTTAACATTACAACTAAGATTTTCTCAGTTTACGTCATCAGTTAAAACACTATGGCGTTCGATGTATCCATCAAACATGTGGTCATTTCTGATGCTGCAAGGGTCATTGATTATAGCTAGTTTTTTTGGTATCATTTTAATAGTAAGTAACATTTTTAATTAAGGAATAGTATGAGTAAGAAGAAAAGAATCGAATCAAAAATTGAACCTAGTGAACTAACTCCATTATGGGCTAAGACAGGTGATAACTCTTGGGTCGCTACATTGCAAGAAGATTCAGAGACAGGTGATTTGATTCTACCATTACCAGACGATGTAATGAAATCGCAAGGGTTTGAGATTGGTGATATACTGAAATGGAAAGATAATAAAGACGGGTCATTCAGTATCACAAAGAAAGCATCTGAGTCTGAGGAGACAGAGTGGGTACTGGTCGAGTGTGTCAGCACATTCCGTCAACGCTATATGGTTGAAGTGCCTAAAGGTAAAACACTATGGGCATTGGATACTGTGACGATGGAAGAAGCCAAAGAGTTTAGTCAAGAACATATCGGTGAGCAGATCATCAGTCACCGTACTGTATCTAAGAAGGAAGCATTACAATTGTGTGATAAAGACAATGACTATGGTTCTGAATGGGACAAAGAAACAAAAATGAAAAACTTTTTCACTACATGGGAAGAACAACAAGATGGAATCGAGTGATGTACTAGAAGTACCTTATCATCCAACTAAAGATTGGACTGATAGTGAATGGAGTAAGTTTACTAGTTGGTTGAATAGTATGCTCAAGGTGAATGAGAACGTGACGGTCACCTTTACCAAAGCTGATGGTACTGAGCGTGTAATGAATTGCACATTGAAACCAGAACTATTGCCCGAAGCAAAGCCATTAGTTGAAGGTAAAACACCTCGCAAAGAATCAACCACAAGCATTCGTGTGTTTGATAATGACCTTAAAGAATGGCGCAGTTTCACTATAAAAAACATCATTAGAGTGGAGTTTTCCATTAGTTGACAATAAATGGGTAGTGTGCTATACTATGGGTTATGAAAAAGCAAACACTCTCATTCGTTATTGAACAGCCCAAACACAGGGCCCACCGTGTGTTGTTTCAAAACAACACACCATTCAAACCCAAGTCTGTGCAATCCAAAATATTGTACAAGCGTAAACCCAAGCATTCCAAACAGGAATTTTAATTTGACAATAAATGGTCTTGGGTATATAATAGAGTCTTATTCAGTTAACTAAAGGAGTTTTTATGACTGATATTTCTGAAATCAATCGTGCTATTATCTCTGGTAACTTTACCAATGACCAACTGACTAGTATCGGTGATGCTGTTAAGTTTGCTCGTGCCCAGATTGCACAGAAAAACAAGTACACCCTGACAGTGGGTACTAAGGTTCAATTCACTAATAGCCGTACTGGCATGACTGTTGTTGGTAATGTGCGTAAGGTCGCTATCAAGTTTATCACAGTAGACACTGGTCAAACATTGTGGCGTGTCCCTGCTAACATGTTGTCTGCCGCTTAAGGAATAAATTATGAAATACTTTATCGGTGCTTTCACTGGCTTTGTTGGTGTAATCGCAATTGGTCTATTCTTATCTTTCTTACTGGCTTGGCCCGTGATGGAGTTATGGAATCAATGCCTTGTACCCGCTGTAGGTGGTGTGAAAGAGATTGGTTGGCTACAGGCTTGGGGACTACAGTTCTTGGTCAATCTGCTGTTCAAAATGTCTATTGTCAACAAGAAGGATTAATATGAGCAAGATGGCTGAACTATATTACGACATTGAATTGATGTTGGAACAGGGTGACCACCCTACTAAAATCTCTACGATGTTAGAAATCCCTCTAGGCATGGTCTATGATGTATTAGAGTCTTTACCTGACTCAGACGAACAAACGGTATGACTTACTATACCATTGGCAATGTGCGTGATGACGGTGATATGGAAGTTGTCGCTACAATCAACATGGAAAACGCTAGTTACCATAGTGATGAACTGGTATTAGCTTGTCAACGATTCATGGACTCGTTAGAAACTGCTGGATTGACTATACTGAACCGTCAAGATATTCCTGACATACTGGAACTTTAAAACATTATGCTTTTACTTATAGTAGGATTATCTGCTTTATTTTTATTCAACCGCAATAGTCCAAGTTTTTGGCTACTTGTTTGGCCCGGTACAGTACTACATGAGGGACTTCATTGGACGGTGGGCAAGGTGCTATTTGCAAACCCAGTGACATTCAATGTGCTGCCTGAAAAAAATAGCGACATGATAGGATCGGTTAGTTTTTCTAATATCAACTGGTTCAATTGTGTTCCTGTCTGCATGGCTCCGATGTTAGGGTTTCCACTTGCGCTTGCGTTGTACAGCTATCTTCCCGCATTTGATTTATGGTCTATCCAAGGTTTGTTGACGGTATGGATATTCTCTGCAATGCTAGCGGCAAGTTGGCCTAGTTATGTAGATTTTGAAGTCTCATCAAAGTATATCGTGGGTTGGATATTTTGGATTGGTCTAATAGTGTTGTTTATTTACAACAATAGTTGGCGTTTTGTTAGTTGACATTAAATGGTTTTGGGTATATAATAGAGTCTTAATCAGTTAATTAAAGGAGTTAGTAAATGGCTTATATGTCTCAAGAAAACAAAGCAAAAATCGCCCCTAAAATCAAGGCTATTCTTGCTAAGTATAAGGTCAAAGGCTCGTTGTCTGTACGCAATCACATGACCCTGTGCTTGACCCTGAAGTCGGGTGTTATTGACTTCATCGCTAACTCCAATAAGGTTTGCGGTAACAACCACTATCAAGTGGCTCGTGGCTTTCGCCCTAACACTGGTGGTTATGACGATGTTAACCCCTATCACTTCAAAGATCATTACGACGGTGTGGCTCTGGACTTTATGAAAGAAATTTTTGTTGCTATGAACGATGGCAACTGGGACAAGAGTGACATTCAATCTGACTACTTCAACGTGGGTTGGTATGTGGATGTGAACATCGGTAAGTGGGACAAGCATTACATTGTTGAGGCTTAATATGAATATCGATTCTAGGCAAATGGAATTTTTTGAATTCTTGTGTTCATTGAATCAAAAGCAATTGGAAAAATATTTTCTCATGCTCGGTCCAGCTGAATCGGAATATGTTCGCAAAATGGTATTGAAAATTGGTGAGCAAGTTACAACTGAATTGAGTTTGCAACTTGCTGAGGTGTTGGATGATGTTGAGGACCTTGCTGATGCAAAAAGTGTCCTAAGCAAGTACGCTTTGAAAGGTTAATATGAATACATATTGGGTTTTCGTGAAGTACAAAGATGAACCGGGTGCAGGTTATTCTCGTGTACATATTCAAGCAGCCAATCCTTTTATGGCAATTGGTATGGCACGGTCCATGTATGGTCGTTTGCTGATGTCCGAATCAGCAAACATTTTGTGATTTTGGTAAAACAAATGGTTGACAACAATGCCATTCTGTGTTATCATTATGCTAGTGCTGAGTGATATCAGTACATTTTTAAACTTAGCTTTATCTTAAAGGAAACAAAATGGCTAAACAAACTTTTAAAGTCGCTGGTATTACTACTCACAATGGTAACACTAAGGTTCGTTTTACTGATGATATGGTTCGCCGTATCAAGCAATTCAGCAAGGGCGGTGCAAGTCGTATCGACTTGGTCGAGTTGCCCAGTGAAATGACTAAGATTGAGGCTCTCAATCATATCGCTACACTAGAGATGTTCGCAAGTGCTGGTGATCAGGCAACTATTGCCGATAGTCTTGCTGACAAAACAAAGGAAGCAAACAAAGGTACAGTAAAAGTCAAGGTCGCAAAGACTAAGGCTAAAGCAAAGCCTAGCATCGATGCTATCAAGTCTCGTGCTAAGAAGGAAGTTTCGGTAGAGCAAGTGCTTGCCGAAGCAGGCGTTACTACTAAGTAATGCAAAGAGGGGCTATATGCCCCTACTCATAACAAAGGAAAAATATGAAACTCTCTGATAAACTTGCAAAATGCAATGATAGCTTAACCGTGAATTTTTACGACAATGGTTTTATGGTTGAAGTGTCTGGTCAGGACTCTGAAAATGATTGGAAATCTGCAAAGATTATGTGCCAAACATTGGATGAAGTCTATGCTGTAATCGCTGAAGCCTCTAAAATGGAACGTAATTAAGGATTAACATATGGCAGTACTTGATACATATACACGGACCTACAATCCACGTAGGACTTTTAACCCTGCAAGTATGCAAGACTTGCGTGAATTGAAACATTTTATTGAAACGCATTCATGGAAAGAAGCCTGTCCGTTTGAACTAGAAGAACCTTTCTTGGAGATTCCAGCAATGTGTATGTCAAAGTACACAGGTTATATGTTAACAAAACTTAAAACATAAAAAAGCCCCGAAAGGGGCTTTTTTATTGCTTGAACACACCGTAGTATGCTTTACCATAGCAACCAGATTCACTTAATGTTACAGTGCCTGACCCTGGCAATTCTATCAGTCCGTCTAACATATCTTTAGTCAACTCAAATGGATGCCCATCATGCGGTGGAATATCAATCCATTCAAACAGTCGTAGTACAGGTGCTGCTCGTTTAGCATTGTTGATTATTCGTTCTACACTTTCAACATGCTGTAAGCAATTGTAAATCCAAACTTCATCCCATCCTTCTTCATCAACAGCTTCGCCAGGCTGAACATTGACACTTATGTTATGTCCTTCATAGCGTAGTTTAGTCCATTCAGGATAGTCAATAGGGTCACAGACTTTACACTCT